AGCATACCGTTGACTAAACTCTTGGAATGAAAACGAACGATGACGAAGAATCTGACGAGCAATATCACGTGTCGTATTAATTTCTACGATCATATCAACCATCTCGAAAGGGGACCAGTGCTTATGCTCAATCAGGTACTTTAAAAGTTTATCCGCAGGTGCATCACTATTTTGATTTTTAGGATTAGAGATTCTGGCACAATACACAATAATATCTTGAGCAGACATTTTTTTACCTGTGCCATCTGCATAGGCATTAATCAGTGAGGAAGTGATTGCAACAGGAAGTACGGTTTGGTTCATATTTTAAAGTCCTTAAATTTGTCGCCAGAGGGAGTTTTGTCGAATACGGGAATGCCATCGTCAATGACATTTTGACTAGATTCGCCTACGTCGTATAGCCTCATCTTAGACCTATCTATCCCTAATACAAACCGCTTGTGCTTACCAGGATCATTGTAGCGATTCTTAAGCTGCTTAATCATAATCTGACCTGACTGGTCCAGTTCGTCATTAGTGATAAGTGCTAGCATAAGATCAGCCGTAGCAGGCAAACCAAACGATTCAGAGGTATCTTCCAGTCCTGGGTCAGAGCTACCGTAACCAGATCGAGTAGTCTGAGTTGCACTGACCAGTGGAACAGCAAACTCTACTGCCAGCCCACGTAGCTCTTCTGCAATAGCTTTGATGTACGTATAGGAGTTGATAGCACCACCCATCGACTTCATGCGTGACGATGCACAGATGTTTAGGTAATCGATAAAGATTATATCCGGTTCAAAAGAACGCTTTAGCTTCAATTCCTTTAGTAATCCACGGAAGTGACCGGAGTGTGCAGCACCAGTAGGATACTCCTTGACGATCAGCTTACCAATAGTCTTACTCTTAAGAGAGTTGACCTTTTCGGTAAACATCTTCTTAGACATCTTATCCAGCTGATCAATAGGTATATCTAGAAGGTTAGCATCGATACGTTCAGCAATACGTTCCTCTGCCATCTCCATAGTAATGTACAGAACATTCTTACCTTGTAGAAGGCAGTTAGCACCTATGTGGCACATGATTAACGACTTACCCACTCCTGTACCAGCCAGGAATATGTTCAGCGTCTTGTCTGGCAGTCCACCTTTAGTAATCTCATTTAGGTAGTGAAGATCGAATGGTAGCTTTTCTTCCTTACGATTATAGAAGTCGAATCGCTCCTCTGCATTATCAATATAGTCATGACCTACATATGAATCGAAGCCAACCCCCAATGCTTCAGACAAAATGTCTGGAATAGCATTCTTGGTCATCTTTTCATCCTTACCATCCAGGATGTCGATGGACTTCATGATACCGATATGCAGCGCACGTTCCTGGCACCACTTCTCAGTCTTCTCTAGTAGAAAGTCATCGTCGATATCTACAGGAGAAAAGATCTCTGGAAGCATTGCCGAGATCTCGGTGAACATGTCATCAGACATCTTCTCGTCTTGCTCAAGATCAATACGGAATGCTTCCAGAGTAGGTAGGGTGTTGTGCTTATCAACAAAAGCACCAATCTGCTTAAAGATTACTTTTGGTGGACCTTCAAAGTAGTTTGGCTTGAGAAAAGGAATAACCTTACGAAGATAACTCTCATTGGTCAAGAGTGATCGTAGGATAGTCCTGCTCAGAGTCTCTGCCATTAATTACCGCCTTTCCTTCATCCAATGCTTTAGTAAATGCAGCTACAAGAAGGTCACCTGCGAACTTCTGTAGGTCTGGGTCATCATTCTCAATATCTTTTCCTGCACGATGGAATATATCGAAGTCGAAGGATAGTACGCCTTCCTCGGATCCGTCTTCGGCTTCCTGGATATTCATTTCGCCAAACAGTAGGACCATATCCTTGTATGGTCCTTCCTGTAAAACCTGAATCCCCCAATCTACAATCTTTCCATTGACAGAATTGGTAGTCGTTCCTACTATCCTCCAGTCAACATCTTCTACTAGATCACTCAACAATCTCGTCCTCTTCTACAATGGTTATAACTTCATCGGGAACCATACCAACACGATATTGTTTCTCAATGAACTCTTTGAACTTATCAGAGTTGATTATATCATACCAAAAGTCTTTTGTTAACTCTTTTTGCCTAAAATTCTTCCCATCTATTTCTCCTGTTTCTTGGTCGACTTTGGCGTACCAGCCTTGTTTCGGCTTGATGACGAACTGACCTGCCAGAGCCACATCAAGTAGACCGGAATACTCATCGATGCCACCTTCCCAAGAAACCGTGATAGGAATGTTGGATTTTTCACGGACATATCTAGATTTCTCCACGTTGATTACAAAGTCATATCCGGTAACCTCGGTGCCGACTTTGTTCTGCCGGCGACCGATGATCCAGATATTATCTGCTGAATAGTAGATTCCTGTACCGCCAGACACGATTGCCTTGGGAAACAAACCCATCTCTTGGTATGTATGGTTGATTGCTAGCATAGGAATGTCTTTCATGGTCAGGTACGGAGTTGCCATACGGAACAGACCTTTGAGTGCCTTGGCACGTGACATATCTGCCACAGACTTTTCGTTGAGGGTATCCTCAAGCTCCTTCTTGGATGCTACGTTACCAATAGAGTCAATGATGACGATAACTTTGTCATCACGGTCAATCTGCTCTAGTTGGTTGATAAGATCGAACTTAAGTTCTTCGACGTTAGTAATAGGCGTGTGCAGTACACGATCAGTATCAATATCAAAGTTCTGGAAGTATTCTTGCGGTGAACCAAACTCAGAATCGTAGAACAGCATCACAGCTTCTGGATATTTCTTCATATAAGCTGATGCGATCTTTAGAGCAAACGAGCTCTTAAAGTGTTTAGATGGACCAGCAAGAACTGTAAGTCCCGGAGCGAGTCCACCGTCCAGTGAGCCAGATAGTGCAACGTTCAGCATCGGAACGTCAGTGGGAATCATATCTTTGTCAGTAAAGAACTTAGACTTAGACAGTACTGCAGTGTGACTAAGCTTAGAATTCTTTTTGAGTTTATCCATTACAGACATGGACAATCCTTTCATTTAACGTTAAGAAGTGAATTCTATCATATTTTATACTGGCTGTAAACTATAAATACAATACCTACTACAAAAAAGGCAAACACCATGTTCAAAAGAATGTTTGCTGCTTTTATCATGACACTTGCGGCTTCAGCAGCGGTGGCTCAGGAAGAGACCACAACCACGACCAATGATCCCATTGTCACAGAGAATACCACAACAAGTACCGTAACGACAACCAGTGACTCGACCAACACAGTCATCACTGCACCTCCTACGGCGATCTCCCCTAATATCAATACAGCAAACTCTGACCTGTGTACGGTCGGGGTATCAGGTGCTGTACAAACGCAGATCCTAGGAATCTCGGCAGGATCCACTGTCAGAGATATGAACTGTGAAAAGCTAAAGAACGCCAAGACCCTGTACGATATGGGCATGAAGGTTGCTGCCGTATCAGTTATGTGTCAGGATGGCAGAATCTTTCAGGCCATGATGGATGCAGGTACACCTTGCCCTATCGACGGTAAGATCGGTGAAGAAGCAAAGTCAGAATGGAACGATCCGTCCAACCAGTCACGCAGACCCGATTCTCAACCAGGTATAGGAATGAACATTGATCCGGATACTAGGACCACTCTTATCGGTGGCGCTCTCGTTCTCGGTATTCTTGCCGTATTACTCGGCGGAGGCTGATACTACCTACGGAGTTACTAATAACGCAGTCAATGACGGATTAACCTGGTCGCCTGTAGATGTTTTACCAGATTTTTCATCACCCAACGTATCATTGCAGGTCAATGGCGTAACATACTACTATGTCATGTCTAAAGACCCTGCATCTGATGCCACTGTATACGTTAGAAACGAAGACGCTGTGAATGGTGGATATGTCTTTGAAGAGGTTGATGACTGGTCTGGTTTACCGGGTAATTCTATTCTAAAGAACTTTAGATTCACTGGCATACCTGGAGAACAGTGGGGTGATGGTTCTATCACTGTAGAAGGGGACGGAACGGTCACTGATGCTTCTGTTATATACCTTTACAGAATGGACGTAGATGAAACTGATATTATATGCACGAATCCTCTCGCTGATCCGAATTGCCCGGGTTTTTTGGATGCTGTGTATAAATATGTAAGCTCCGTCGAGTACTTGGAACCGGATGACGAATTCTATGAATACTGGTTAGCAATACAAGAGGAGCGTGAAGTTGAAGTTAAAGAAGAAGAAATTATTATAGAAGAGGAAGAAGAGGAAGCACTTGAATTAGTTTTAAGAGTTGATCCTAAAGTTGGAGGTCTAGTTGATCTAAATCGACAGGAAGAGATGCTCAGAAAGCTTAATCCAGAACCTTTCTTCCAGCCTTACTACCAAGTTGAATATCAGGAATTGATTGAATACCCTGATAAGCACATTATGCAAGATACACTATTGCCTGATAATAACAGGGCGCTGAGACAGTTGGCAAGCGAAGCCAAACATTATTCTATGGTCCGCTCTCAATATGATAGAGAACAATTAACCGGAGAATAAAAATGTTAAGACTGATCGCTGCATTAGCAGTGGTGGCTGGTAGTACTACAGCAAACGCTGAGAGTGTACCAATCACAGGAAACGTATCTTCTAAATGTTCCATCTACACTAGCGTTGCGGGTGTATATGGTAACCCAACCCCAGACGCATTAAGTACAGATCCAGTAGATGGCGGTGTAGATCCAGTAGTACGCTTTGACGTAACTGCTGCAGACTACTACATTGCTAAGATTTCCTGGCCAAACTCCTTTGCTTCTGCACCATCTCTCGATGATGCTCTGGCATGGGATGGTGAGGTAACTGTATCGCAAACATCCGATACTGGGATGGCTGGATATGAGGCAGCCAAGATTGAATATGACAACGTTACCGAATATGACTTGACGGTAGCTGGTTCTACCTGGTTCCAGATCGAATCATCTGTTGACTATGGTTACGGTAAGTCCTTCCCTGGTGGTCAGTACTCCGCTAACGTAACAGCAGAGTGCATCGCCAGCTAATGAAAAAAATCGTTACGGCGGTGGTGGCAGCCTTGATGGCTACTACCGCACACGCTCATGAGTGGACACCAACATATCCCAAGTTCGAGCCTTCGTTCATGGATGGTATTGTCGTGACCACTATGGAATTATTCAATAAAAGATCTGATATAGAGTACTATGAAATTACTGTGCACGACGAGGGGTGGAATCCCGTTCCATTTGCAACAACCGCAAAGCTCATGTACGTACCTTATTTAGGTAAGGAATCGGTAGAAATCTATATCAGAGAAGCCGACTGTGACCGCATTGAATACATCTGTACTACCTCCAAGCAGTTAGAGCTGAATGCTCCAGGCTCTGGCGTAGAC